ACTATCAACAGACTTGATAATATCTTGTTTGTCAGATTTTATCTTTTCTTTAGAATTAGATTGGATATGATGTATAGCATCTTTTATCCATGCAATGGTAAGAGTGGTATTATCGCTACCAGCTCTTTCCATTAATTCTAATACTGTCATTTAAGTGAAATTAGCCACTTCTACAGCAGCAGGTGTGCCATCATCACTCATAGTAAAAGTTTCATCAGATGGAGCTGGGAAAAATATAGCGCTTCCCGGAGCTAGAGTAACAGATGTAGCTCCAGCAGTAGATACCGTAACATTAGCAGTATTTACAGTAGTCCCTACATTATCAGCTTCAGATGCGTCATAATCAAAACCAGTGTGTTTTACCCATATACCATCTGAACTTGAGCTTGCTACAGTCCCACCGCCACTTGTTACAGTTGTCGGCACTCCAGCATTCCACTCTGTCGTATCATTACCAGCCCATGTAGTATTACTTTTTCCACCACCAAGCGTTTTTCTTATATTAGCAGATAGTGTTTCAACTTCCATAGGGCCTCCGTCAGCTGTTGAAGCAGTTGATTCAACTGCCGTTACGGATACCTTGTAATCTATCCTTGCCATTTTATGTCCTTTGTTGTTGTGCAGCTTGCGCTGCTATTGTTTGATTTATCATTTTTGAGTTATTCTGAATATACTGCGTTATTTCTGTCTGAGCCCACTTGTAATACCTCTCAGCCTGTCTTTCGTAGTACTGTGTATTTTGTGTTGTCATAGCAGATTGTTGAGTTTTTTCAGCTACATCTGATTGATGTTTCTGTATTTCTGCGGTATATAGAGATAACTTATTTTGATATTCCTGTACTTCTTTATTAAGTGTATTAGAGAAATCTTGTACTTCCTTCTCTATATTTTGTTGATATTCACCTAATTCAGAAGAATATTTCTGTAATTTTTGTCCTTCCTCGGCTGACTCAAGTTGAGCGTCTTGTATAGATTGTTGTATCTGAGCCTGATAAATTGTGCTTTCCTTTTGAAATTCATTTAACTCACTTTGAATATCTGATCCATACTCTTGCATTTTGCTACTATAATCAACTTGATACTTCTGGAAATTTTGAGTCCACTCTTCTTGAGTCCATTTTTCTATTGTAGCTGAAACTTCTGCTTGATATGCTGTTAGCTCCATTTGATACTTTTGAACCTTCTTACTATCAGAAGCGTCAGATAGATCAGCATTTTTTAAAGATATATTTAACTGAGCTTGGTATTCTGTACTCTCTTTTTGGAACTCATTTAGTTCGTTTTGCATATCTGATGCATATTGTTGTAAATCACTTTCAATATTCCTATTCCAAATAGCAATTTCTTTCTGAACCTCGTTTATTGTATACTCTTGTACTTGCTTATTTACATCAGATTGATATGATTGAATTTCACTTGCATACTTTTGTAGTTTAGCCGAGTATTCAGAAGAATCCTTTGTTTGCTGATTTTGAGCTTCTTGGATTTTTTCCTGTAACTCATTCTGGTACACAGCCTGTTCTTTATTAAACTCGTTTAATTCATCCTGTATGTCGCTTCCATATTTCTGTAAATCTGTCGTTCTCTCCGCTTGCCAAACCTGTATATCGCCAGCAAGATTCTGTTGATATTGTTGAACTTCTTTATTAATTGTTGATTCATATGTCTGAACCTCAGATTGATACTTTTGAATTTTACGCGCTTCATGCGAATCTAATAATTGTGCTTCTTGTAAGTATTCTTGCAGTATAGCTTGATATTTAGCATTCTCCTTATTGAACTCATTCAATTCATTCTGGATATTTGATTGATACTCTTGAACCTTATATTGATTTTCAGATTGGAATACTTGAATATTTTTCTGAAAGTTGTTAGTAAACTGCTGTACATCTTTATTTACTTGGTTCTGATAATCTTGTAATTGACTTGCATATTTCTGCAATTCCTGAGCTTCATCTTGAGAATCTAGTTGAGCATTTTGAATACTGATATTCAATTGTGCTTGATATTCGGCATTGTCTTTATTAAAACTATTTAACTCATTTTGTATATCTGTTTGATAAGTTTGTACTAATTGAGCATAATCATTTTGATACTTCTGAAAGTTCTGTATCCATTCTTCCTGTTGCCATTTTTCTATAGTAGAGCTTACCTCAGTCTGATATAAACTTATCTCTGAATTATATTTCTGAAGTTTTGCACTGTACTCTTGTACATCCTGTTGGAAATCTTGCACAGCATTCTGTAAAGCAACCTGTACACTTTTATTTAAATTCGCACTATTTACAGATATATCATTCTGTGCGTTCTGTATCGCTTCTTGTGTATCTTTTTCTAAATTTTGTATTTTACGCTGGATGTCTTGCTGATAAACAACATTATCTTTATTGAAACTATTGAGTTTATTCTGCATATCAGATGCATAAGACTGTAAATCGCTTTGAATATTAGTATTCCAGATTGCTATCTCTTTCTGAATTTCATTTATAGTATATTCCTGAACCTGCTTATTCACATCATTTTGATAAGATTGCAATTCACCAGAATACTTAGACATTTTCTCAGCATCTTCCTGGGAATCTAGCTGAGCGTTCTGTATACTTATCTGTAACTGAGCTTGGTATTCAGCATTTTCTTTATTGAATACATTTAAACTATTTTGTAATTCCGATTGATATCTCGCTACTTTTTCATTTTCCTCTTGTTGCCAAGCTTGTATAGATGTACTTAATTCGAGTTGGTATTGAGATAACTTCTGCTGATACTGTTGTACTTCTTTCCCTACATCAGCCTGATATTTATTTAGATCAGCACTGTACCTCTGTAAAGTAGCTGAATATTCTTGGTTCTCTTGCTGCAGTAACAAATTAGCTTCTTGTTGAGCCTCTTGAGCATTTATATCGGATTGTCTTATGGCTTCTTGCAATTTGCCTTGATAATCTGTATTGCCTTGATTAAAAGAGTTTAAGGAATCTTGTATATCTAGTTGATACTGTTGCAGACTATCTGATTCTGTTTTCTGCCAAGATTGATAAGATGTATTTACTTCTAACTGATATCTAGATAATTTTTGCTGATACTGCTGGACTTCCTTAGAAACATCATTTTGGTATCTGTTAAGATCAGAACTGTACTTTTGAAGTTCCGCAGAATATTCTTGGTTTTCTTTTTGAAGTTTTAAATTAGACTCTTGCTGAGCTTCCTGCGCATTGATGTCAGCTTGCCTTATGCCTTCCTGTAGCTTAGCCTGGTATTCTACATTCGCATCATTAAAAACATTTAATTGATTTTGCATAGCTTGTGAGTATGCCTGTATATAAGTTGAAATTTTTTGTATTTGTGCGACTGCAAGCTCAGTGTCTTCTTCTGTTTCAATATAGTCACCCACTATATTAAACCAATCATTAAAATCAACCTGACTATCATCACCTCGCAGGTCTACAAGCTCTCCACCGGAAGCATCAATAGCTGGAGTTGTATATGTAGGAGCTGTCCCTAAACTGGAAACTAATACTGAAGTAACATCTGGAGTTGTAAAACTAGGATCAGATGGAGATGCAGGGGAGACAGTTGATATAGTGAAAGCCCCCGGGTCATTATCTGCAAAAGGATTAGCAGCGCTTGTATCCCTATAAAAAGCAAACCAACTTACCCTAGAAGTTTGAGTCGGAGATGAATATAAAGGAGGAGAACCTGCATTGGTAACAGTTACTGTACTTATACCCGGAGTTGAAAAGCTAGGGTCATTTGGAGTTACTGGTGGGACTGCTGTAAGGCTAAAAATACCCGGATCAGTTTCACTCAAACCACTAGAACGAGAACTAAAAGCTGTTCTTGACTCTAAAATTGGGGCTGTATATGAAGGAGCTGTTGCGCTAAAAGACACAGTGCTCTCATTTAAAGTAGGAGGAACTGGAAGTATCGAAGATATATCCAAATCTGTAATAGTTGGAGTTGTTGTTAAAGATAGAATAGGCTCAGTATAACTAGGAGCAGATTCAGACATTGAAGCCATATCAGATATGCTAACTATAGGTTTAACTATATCAGTAATGCTTGCATCTGTATAAGTAAAACTAGGAGCTGATGGAGCCACAGGTTTTACTGGTAAATTTAAACTTCCTATACTTCCAAGAGTAGGAGCTAAAAATACTGGTTTGGTGTAACTTGGAGCGCTTGTGCTAAAAGATACAGAACTACTACTTAAAGTAGGGGAAACTGGAGAAGAAATACTTATTGATAAATCACTTATACTTGAAAGAGAAGATAAGGATAATACGGGTTTAGTATATGTTGGAGCACTACCTGAAGGATCAGCAACAACTTGTGCAGATATTGATGGAACCGATGGGGGGACAACACTAATACTCAAATTTGATATTGTTGGAGTTGCCCCTAAAGATATTACTGATTTCGTATAAGTAGGAGCGCTTGAACTAACCGATATAGCCCCAGTGTCAAAAGAAGGAGATGGAGGAGTTACTGGTAAAATTGACGAAATACTCAAATCAGATATACTAGGATTACTAGTCAAAGATAAAACAGGCTTTGTATAAGCAGGAGCTGTTTGTGAGAAACTTACAGTAGTCGTACTTAAAGAAGGAGTAACTGGCACAGATGGTAAACTCAAACTACCAACTGACCCAAGTGAAGGGGCTGAAAATACAGGTTTTGTATAACTAGGAGCTGTCCACCCAGATGTATCTACTGTAGGAGCAGTTATCGTCGGTACTACCGGAGCAGTAGATGAAATACTTAAATCACTCCCAAAATCTGGGGATGATGGAGCAACTGGCAACGAAGGACTCGTCCATGTAGGCAATCCATCAGTAGCTAGTTGTGAAAATTCTTGTGCAGCTGAATGAAATATAACTGCGTTTCTTAAATCAGAATCATCATTTATTTTAGAAAAGTCAACATATTGAGCATGAGCTGTATATGTATTATCTGGGTCTGGTTTTACTATTACCCTATTACCATCAGATATATAGTACTTTGGGAAAGTAGCTGTTGCTTTATGAAGGCTAGAAGAATTTCCTATAAACCCCCTCATGCTTCCATCAACTTTTCTTGCCTCGAATTGATCTCTTCTAACAAAAATTAATGAATCTGTTTTAACAGGTAAAGTTATTTGCTGAGAGCTGTTATTCCCTCCATGAGTACCCGGAATTGTTTCTGTAATGGCCCACAATAATAAATTACTTGGTATTGATGAAACTACAAATTTCTGAGCAGACCTTATGAAATCATCATTAGCATCCGACACTCCAGTTGTATTTTCTATATCAAGTTCTATCTTTGCGCAATCAGCTACATCGCCCATATTCTATCCTGTTTTATACAATAGGGAGGCCTCACAAAGAGACCCCCCATATTATAATCCTTATATCGTGCTATTACCTCACGAACTTCAGATTGTAGTATTATGACCAGCCAGTGCCTGTGAATGAAGTTGCTTGCAATCCATCAAGAGCGGTAGTCGCTACATTAACGTAAGATGTACCACTTACAACGACAATATCTGCTGATGCGTATTCAAACTGTAAATCAGTTCCAATAGCTCCACCAAATGTCTCATCATTCTCGTCAAGTTCTAATGCTTTTTCACCATCAGATTGCTTAGTGACGATTGTAGTCATTCTAACATTAGTAGCATGTTCAGCTACACCAGCAGCATTACCACATCTTTCTTGAGTGATAACACCAACGAAGACATTTGAATAAGCTTCTGGAAGTTCAATCGAGCATGCTGCTGCCATTGTTCCTCCAAAGAGTATTCTATATCTTAATCCAATATTGGCTGTTGTTGCTGCGGGCAATTGAATAACAGCTCCACTTGCAAGAGCGCAATTAATAAAAACTACGCCAGCGTCAGCTACAGACAATGTATGAGATGCGTCTCCAGCTGTTACAACTGTTATTTCTTTATAGCCAGCACTATTAGCAGCGGCTCCTAAAGCATTACCAGCTTTATTTTGACCATATAAAGGGATACCCATTATTAATACCTCCTATTTCCAGACGGCATGGGATTCTGGCATCTGCCATTCCATACCGGCTTCAGTTTGAATTAAATCAACCCTACGGTCAACACCACTATTCTCAAGAGTCTGAACACCAACGTAAACTGAAGTATCACGATTCAAGCCGTTACCGACAAGAGGTCTATACTTGCAATTTTTCATATTAGCCGCTATCATCTTGATAGTAGTTCCATCAAGGTGAATATTACGAGACACATTCATTACCCCATAAGGAGTATAAATCTGTGTAATATCTACGCCAAATACGTTCTTTTTTCCGCCTATACTAAAGTCAGCTCTACCAATACCATCTCCTTGAGTACCAACTTTTTGTACGTTAGCTGAGAAATAGCCACTCAATTTGTGCATCCAATTAAATACATCGGTTGAAACAAAAAATAAAGTAGCATTTGCGTTGTTGTATCGAGGATCAAGGAAATTGCTCATATCGTCAAGAAAATCATCCTGAGATTTTGTTCCAGTTGAACCCATTCCAGAACCACTGAAAATATTGCCATAATTAACAATAAAATCGACAGCTCCTTGAGTATATTGAACACTATCAACTGATCCCTGAGAACCAAATAACAATGATGTTTCAATATCCCATTTATGTTCAATCAACTTTTCACGCCAAATCCGTGCAAACTCATTTGGTTCATACTTCAGCACGGTAGCACGAGTTGTGTTATCCATTGCCATAGCTGTTTTCCAAATCTGAGTAAGTCCAAATCCGGTTGAGAAAGGTTGATCTTTCCAAGTTTCTGGATATCCAGTACCTTGAGCATGAGCTGATCCAACTACATAAGAACGAGCTGATTCAAGTACCAATGCGATACTTTTATCAGCAACAACTTCATCGCCTGCTGAATCACCAGATGGACTAAAGTTATTAGTATGCCATCCAGCAAATTCGCCTGAGCTTGCAGCTGCTTTTGCGATTGTGCCTTCAATGAGAACACATTCTTTACTATCTTTTGAAAGAGAATCAGTAACTGCAGTTATCTTTACGAGAATATAGTCTTCTCCCCATTCAGTTCCATCAGTTTCACTTGTCATAGGGATTTTAACTACTTGGCCTGGTAAAAAGAAAGCAGGTCTTGTCCCGCTTGCTCCAACCGACCAATCATTTGCAGTATTTCCATACACATTTTGTAGATTGCCGCCAGATTTATAATCGCCAGCCATATACAACTTTACTGTGTCTCCTTGAGCAACAGAAGTTCCAGCTCCTGCATCGTTAGTAGCAATTATTTCAGAATCACCAAAATAATCTGCGCCAGATGCATTTACAGCCCCCATCACATAAGCATATCGCTTATGATAAGAAGGTCTGCGTTCGGTAAATTTGAACTCTGGATCGTCTGTTGGCTTTTTAGCAATCTTAGATACAAATCGGAAGAAAGGGTCTTGAGCAATGTTTAGTTCAGAAACTCTATCCCCGAAATTATACTTTCGTCTAAGGTCGCCAGTGTCTTTTGAAGTACCATCAGAACTGTAACTCGCTACATCTGAATAAGTACCTAAGCTAAATACATCAGCCATTTTATTACCTTTTAATTAAGGGTTAATGGCTTAAGATATTTTAAATACCAAAAGCCTTTTCTAGTTCACTGTCAGAACCTAAAATGGCGTCGAAAATCGAATCTTCAGGTGATTGTTCTACCTGAGCTCCACCTGCTGTAGCAAGTGAACCCGGTTGATTTTGAACTTCCCGCATCTTTTCTTGAAGCTCTTGCCTTGTGTTATCGGCAATTTTCTCATCCCTATTCTTACGATTCATTAGATAATATATATCATCAAGTTCAAGAGACTTAGACTTTGCATAATCAACAAATGTAGACCACTTTTCATCAGACATTTCATGTCTAGAACGAAAATCGGTTTCCCTTGCTAATTTCATATTCTCAGCTCGTTGTCCTTGTAAAGCTCCATTAAGTCTACGTTGGACTATACCGTCTATCGTAGCTCCTAATACTCTAGCAGAATCAGAATCGGGATTTTGAAAAGCTTCATCAGCTTCAAATTCAAAATCTTCTGGCAGACTCAGTTTATCAGCCATTGTTTGAGGTGTCTGACCTCCACCCTCAAAATAATTCCTAACATGAGAAATTAAGTTGGGGTCTTCTCGCATAGCTTCAAGTATGGGCATATAAGGCTCAATTTCTTTAAGTTGTCCATTTAGTCTTTGTGCTTCTCTACTTGAATCGCTATACCGTTTCTGTAATGTCTCCACTTCTTGTGGGACATCTGCTTGAACTTCACTTTGGCTCGAAAGTGTGTTATCACTCTCTGTTTCCGAGGTTGCTGGCGAAGGTTCGTCTATTATACCTCCATTGACACTTTTGTCTAATTCCTCAAAGAAATTATCAGAGTCAAGGGTATCGGTTAGTATGTTATCACTTTCGGGGGCCTCAGTGGCGTTGCCTACTTGCTCGTTCATACGGTCTCCTTTTTATTATTAAAACTTAAACAACACAAAATAAAACTTACAACTACTTTGTTGCTTCCTTAGACCTCTCTTTTGATGCTTTAAATTCAGTCTGCATTTCGTGTCTCATCTTATCAAATTCTGTTTTCATTATGCCTCTTAACAGTTTCTGTTGAGATTCTGTTTCAAGAACATCCTTCCTAATTTCATTAGATGCGTCCCCTACCTTCATCTTTATACCGGCTTGCACTAATTGACGCTCTAGTGTCTCAATAGTTCCTTCTTTGTCTTTCAAAGATTCTTCCATAGACGATACTTGACCTTGTAACTGAGCAACTACCGACTTTCTTTCTACAATTTGCTTCTTTCCTCTAATATCAGTTTCAGCTATCATAGCTATATCATCAATAAGTCCAGCCTGGAACCATTTAAAATACTCATCTAATAAAGCCCATCTATTTACTGGCATTGTAGCTCCAGCTACTACTCTTATATCAAACCTTGCGGTTGCATAATCTTTGAATCTTCCTATTACCGCTCCATAATCATTATATATATTTACATTGATTCTAACTTCTTTTTCCTGTTCTTGTGGGGATTGCCCAGCTTCAGGTTGTACTATTCTAAATACTTTCTCTACCGTATAATGCCTTTGAGCCGTTTCTTGGAATATTCTTCCTAAATGCTCTAGACATGGCTCTACTACTGATCCCATCCATGCTTTAAGTCTGCGAGTACCAAACTCATCATTAGCTAATAATCCCCTCCATGTCTCAGTTTGTTCCTGTACAAATCCCATCATAGCTGACGGAACACCACTGATATATTCCGCATCCGCTTTACCTTCCTGAACAACCGTGTAAAATGCGTTGTTGATTGGAGCTGGTAGTACGGGAGTTGGAGGGGTAAAACCTTGTCTGTACTTTAATAATGCACCGGGGGCTGAAGAGTATTTCTCCCATTCATCCTCAGGTACTGATCCTTCCTCGTACATCCATCTAAGATTAGAAGCTAAATTAGCATTATGCAACATAATCTGATGAGCTTTATTAAGTTCTTGCTGTTTGCCAATTAAAGGAGATACAGCACTCATTGGAAATGGAGTTCCAGTATACATATATGGAATAGGTACTATTGGATATTCACTTATAGGGAGTGTGTATTCATAAAGAAATGTATCTTCGCCTACACTACAGGTTTGTATAATGCGATTCTCATGAAATTTGATAGAATCAATAATATTTTTATTTGCTTCTGGGTTTTTCTCAAGTATTAAAAAATCCTTCTCAGACATTATTTGTTGAGTTACCTTAGAAGCTGCGTCTTGCAGTTGAGCCATTAATTGCATCTCTTGCTCTTTTAGAGCTTGAGCTGCCATTTCTCTTGCTTTATCTAATTCTAAACTAGCTCTCTCAAGTATGATTTCACCAGCTTCTACAGCCTGCTGAAGCTGTAGTTCTTTCTCCATTAACTGAACTTCTGTCTCTTTCCTGAATTGCTCTAATTGTTTATCGACCTGATCTTTTATATTCTCCATTTCGGCTGGAGTTGGCTTTATTCTAATATAGACATTCCTGTAAGGGAACTTCTTTTTAGAATACACTTCATAGTATGGGATAATATCATCATCTTCCGCATCTAGATTAATACCCATTGTTATATCTTCAGGTTGTACTGATTCAGATAAGTCTACATCTCTTTCAGACATTGATATAACATCTGTCCCTCTCGATACTTTTCTTATTCTAGCTTCATGTTCTGGCAACATATTAATAAGTCTAGACCTAGATATATTTTTTCTCACCATAACAAAAGTAGCATCTCTAAACAAGAAATCTCTACTAGATGGGTCTACAAATACATCATACGGGTCTATACGGCTAAACCTTACTTCTCCCATACCACGATCTGCATCTTTGTCTACATCTACTAAGAAATATCCAATACCTTTAGTTAATGCATCTAAGGAAATTTGACTATAAAGAGACTTACCATTAGATAGATACCAACAGTAATCAGCTATATCAGAGTGTACTTGGGCTATATCTACATCATCTCCGGTTGCTCCAACTGCTTTCCACTTAGGATTATTAGCAGTTACGAAGTATTTCATTATTTCTATAATAGGAGTTACCCTATTGATAGTAAACGTAGGCATACCAGATTCTTCTAACTGGTCTTTCTCATCCTTAGATAGTTGCTCATTTAGGTAAAAATCGTAACCTTTTTGAGACAAACTTTGCCATCTTTGACGATGGCTGTTATTTGCTCTTTCCCAGAGTTGCTTATTTACTTGAGCTTTGCTCTTTTTACTTGTTCTAGCCATAGAACACCATATATCTACATGATGTTGTTTGGTGGAAGTATCGTACTCTAGGGACTACTATAATCACTGAGTTGTTCCCTTTATCTCTACATGGACTAAGTCGTCAAACTTGTTATCCTTTATCTCACCATCTGAGTCCCAGTCACCGCCCCAGCGAACATTTACACCCATTTGCTTTCCTATCCCGCGAATCATTCCACCCATATAGTGAAATCTCTCACGATCTTCCCAATCTACCGGATAAGGAGCCAGATCGACAGCCCTGCCTTCAATATGTTTTGAGAATTTAGTTTGAGATTTACCTTGAGCTACTAACTCTTCTTGACGTTCTTTAGTCCTTAAACCTTCAATAATGGTAACGTCCATTATCTTTACAAGCTCATTAAGGATATTAACAAGTCTAGAATCGACCCCTTTGAGTCTTTCTCTTGATCTTCTTCCAAACTTAGGCATCTATTACTCCTCTACATAAACAGGATATGAAAGTTCAATATCTTCTACACGAACTTTGAGATTATCTATCTCGCTGAATAACTTACCGTCATCATATTCTCTATACTCATTTTCGCCTACTTGTATATCTAGAATATAATTACTCATTATTTCCACTTCTTCGTACATATGCATCACCATTGCGTCTAATCTGCTCACATACAACATTACCCCGATAGCCTGTATTATTATCAGCGCAAAAACTGATATAGGCAGCTTTATGCTCTTCCCCATTTCACTCTCCTATGTTTTGAGCCTATTAGGCCCGGTTTTACCTGTAGAAACGCTCCCAAATAGTGCCTTTAACCATCTTCTTTCTGCGTTTTCTTTCTTTAGCTTTTTTCTTTTGCTTGGCAACCTTTTCAGGTATTCTCGCAAATTTTTCAGCGGCTACCATTCTTTTCTCAGCAGCTGCTTGTTTCTTCTTAGCCGCTACTGATTTAGCTGCTAATGCTTTACTTCTTTTAGTCTTTTTCCCAGCTTTAGATGCTGCTTTAGGGGCTGCTTTAGTAACTGCTTTAGGGGCTGCTTTTACTGCTGGTTTAACTGTTTTCTTCTTAGCTGCTTCTTTTTCCGATTTAAGCGTTTTATCTTTTGTTGCACATGCATAAGACCTGTTATTCCATGTAAAACTTTTTGCACCTTTGGTTTTACAATTCGCTTTAAAAGCTTCTCTGAAGCTTGTGGCGGCTTTACTCTTTTTTTTGTACTTAGGGTATGTGCCTCCCTTAGTCACTTCCTTGCCTACAGCTAATTCCCTCTTGGCCTTACCTTTGCCAGTCTGATGAATCCCTGAACCAGGGTCTGGAAACAGTTTTTTCTTAGACTTTCTTATTGCCATTACCTACTCCTTTTTAGTTAGGCTACCACCCAACTTCTTACTTTTCTTTTCTTTTTAAACCACGACTTTTTGTCTTCATCTTGAGTCATATTAGGCGGGAAAGCGTGTACTTGCGAATAATAAAGACTCTCTATTGTGTCATCGTGGGACATTTTCGGGCCAAAAGTAAGAATTTCGTTAATTAAATCAAACATATTTTTGCGTAAATGCACCGTTCCGGTACTAAAACGTGCCGAAAGTCCGCTATAAATGCGGTTTCGTTTGTTAGTTCCGCCCGGTTTCTCAGGAATAACGCTAATATCGTACCTATTTAGCCTTCTTCTTTCATCATTTAGGGCTTGAAATATACTTCTATTCATAGCTACATCTTCTACCGTAGACGATATACATTGGTATTTTTGATGAAGTTCCAGTATAAAATCGACTACACCCTTCTTGCCAATGATCTCTCCATCACTAGGATTCTTACTTCCTATTGTTGGAATGCTCCTATGTCTCTCATATTCTAATACATATAGCTCATTATTTGCATCAATAGCTATTACCATGATTACACTAAAGTCAGCATGCTTTGTATCTATATCCGTAGCCGGATCGCACCCTATAAAAGTATTTACTGGTATTTCCCCTCCATCTTTCACTATATAGTTAATACCATCTTCATTTTTATAGTATCCATCCCAATACTGTAAATGTTGCCTTGTCCATACTGCATCTTCCTCACTCATTACCTCCATCATATATTCCTGAAAGAATTTGTGAGGCTGACCAGAGTCTTGATAGAACTTTTTCTTCTCTTTTAATTTCTTTGAATCAAAGAATGAAGACCATAATGGAGCTCCATCATCTAGTATCGCTTTATATGTGATGACTTTCCAAGCAAATTCTTTACTATCTTTTTGAGCTTTTGCGTAATTCGTGAGCAAATTATTGATAAAACTATCATAATGTACAGGCGTACCGTTAACCCGTAACCTCCCAGTATGGGGTTCAAGAGCCGGATAAACAACAGCGGTGACCAGATTAGCATTTTTGTCCCTTGCTTCCCTTGTGATTGTGTTTTGTTCATGTTCAAAGTCGTCCAATACAATGAGGTCGTATCTTTTATGCAATTTCGCTCCACCTCTAATTCCTGCGACATTGCTTTTACTAATAAGCTTACATCCATTTTTTAATTCTATATCTTCTTCTGTCCATTTTTTACCTTTTAAATCTCCAAAATAATACTTTATTCTATCATTGAACTCAAAATGATGCTTAACATAGTCCATATTACCTACACTTAACTTCTGGGTAGCTGACACCCAAGCATAGAATAAAAAGTTATCATTAGGACAAAATACAAAATCTTTAATTATTGACGCTTTAGTAAGTACAGTTTTGCCATGTCCACGAGGTATGATAATAGCTACCTGCTTTACTGACCTATTATCTATTACATCAGCCATCTCATAATGGAAGAAAGGAGTCTCACTCCGTCTAAAATCGTCTGGTAAAAATAACTTACCAAACGCAATAAGGTCTTTATTGGATAATTGTAAAGCTTCTTCAGCTTTGTTTACGTTTTGACTGTTTATGTTTGCCACGCCATTGTTCTCTTTTAAAATTAAGGTATTCAGCCGCCTCATATGGATTAAATATTGTTGTAACTAATCTATTATCGTTATCTTCATATTGTGGATCAATAATTGTAACTGGTGAATTAAATATGTTTCTATCATCTAGTCCCATCTTTTCAGCATAAGCATCCATTATTTTAAAAGAAGCCACCTGTATAGCATGACTTATAAGTCCACTTGCAGGGTCTTTCAATACTTGATATCCAGATACATGGATATGACCACAAGTTAGTATGTGATCTTTCCATCCCATCTGAGCTGCTTTAGCTACACCATGTGCTGTATTCCACATAGAGAAACCTTTAAACATATGGCGGGCATTGATCCTTACTTCTTTACCATTTGGAAATTTAAGGTTCATTCTTGCTCCCCATCTTTCAAATAGTCCTTGATGATCTCTCATTATAAAATCAAGAGGATCACCTTCACCTGTCCATACATCATGATTCCCTGCTATTAGATATAGCCATGGTACTGAATTAATAAAATGTTCTGTTAATCTCCATGATTCTTTAGCTGACATTGACTGCTGTCCATATAAAAACGATAATCTTCCTACCCAATTATTCTGTACATCACCAAGATTCCCTGCAAACATCCCCTCTGTTCTATTAATCAAGTTACATAGTTTATATATACTTGCTATATCTGTACCATCATCATCAACATGAGGATCACCAAAGTGGCATATACCTATCGGACCACCGATCTCTATGTTAATTGTTATTAATTGCTTACCTACTTTTGATTTATGTTTAACTTCATACTTTCTTTCTCGTTCTTCAATTAATGTACTTATTGGTAAATATTCAGGGTCCATGTTTTCTACGGTAAATAATGATTCTTCCATTATACGTGGAGCTATCGTTTTTCTACCGCATGCATTACAATACCATCTTTGTCTTTTCTTACCTCCTTTCCAATATTGCCATCCATCTTTTCTTAATGAAGTAGCCCTGCAATGAGGGCATACTATGCCATTACCATCCGCATCCCTAATATACATATATTATATCCCCTTTACTCTTCTTCGGTAGCAATTAACTCTTTTCTTCCAGCTCCTTCGAGCTCCCCAGAGGAGAAACCTTGAAATACTCCAAGTAATCCGGTTTCTCTTTGTTTAACAATATTGCCTGAGGTTCCTACAATCTTACCTAGCTCTTTAGTAGACTGCAGTATAATATTGTCATCTTCACTATAATCTGCTAAATGTTTCAATTTACTGAGAACATATTCGTGATCTACCCCCATCCCTTTCGCTACATCTAATACAGATTTCTCTATTTCCTTCATTACTCTCTCCTGTTTTAAAAGAATAGTTGCTTTTTTTCTTGCCTTTTGGTCAGAAGCCTCTTTATAAGCATTTTTGTATGCCTCTACAGCCCCTAAACCTACTACTACATTAGTAGCAAATTCCTTTTCTTTTTTAGTAACCTTCTTACGCTCACGAACCCTCTTATTAACATCCTTAATAGTCTTACTGAATGTATACCTATTAGGATGTGAACTGAAGTCTGTATCCATCTTTATATTAGGCCGGTTCAAAAAACTACCTACTATAGTCCTTACCCAACCTTTAGCAAATGTGTAATTCTTCCGATCATTAGGGTGAGATACCTTTTTAGATACCTTTAACAACTGAACTATACGGCCATCATCACTATATACCCAATCATTTTCATCCGAATCCCTCCAATCCGGCCTTACTACTATATTAGGATGATGCTCTCTAAACTCATCTATATCTTCATAGACATAGTGAGATATACCTTTAATTTTTCTTTCTTCCAAAATCTAAAGTACTGCTTTTTAATACATCTATCTGTTCCATTAAATTGTCTATTAAATCATTAACCTCTACAGGAATCATATATACTTTATCATCTATCTGTATAGGATGAAGCTTCTTTGATAGATTTTTTAAAGCATCTTCTTGCTCTTCTGGGGATAATGGAACTAGTTCTTGAATCAGATTAGCCATTTTTTTTACACATTATATTAACCTTACCCGCCCTACCGCCTACAAATTTATACTATATATGATATACAAGTCAACTGATTTTGCCCAAGTTGTATACCTAAAAAATAGCAGGATTTTGATATGTGGCCTTTATACACTATATACCCCCTATTCGGGGGATTTCGTATTTACGTTTTTAGTTAATTTTCAATTAATTAGAAATTATTAAGTAGTTAATAAGAAGGAGTAAACTATGAAATCAACAATTACTTACATAGGTCTCTGTGCAGACAGAGACGCGCTTATCCTTAAATGGCTCGATGACTCACGCAAGGCCCCTGTACGAGGGTCTTATAGTAAGTTGACTGGTAGCTATGCTAAGACTAAGCGTGACTACCTCAAAGAGCTCACTGTTGAGCTGCAGAATCTTAACCTTACCTCACAGGCATTGTTTAAGAAAGATGTATGGGACTTCGAAGATGAAGAGCCAACTTTGAAAGGTAAGCCAGCATAGAATTGCGGAGCGACGGACAGGGAGGAGGTGATAGCCCTCCCTTCTGCTCCAATCTATTGTTGTGCTGCTTCATGTCCAACTATAACAAGAGCAATAGTACTGTTGCCACCTGACTAATAGCCCTCTACATGCTATGGTTGTTAGTTAGGTTAGATAAATTTGTCCAAGTCGTGGTAGGTGTCGACTAGTGATGTCATGTCATTATACTACTATATCTACTACGAACTTGGGCAATAACTGGGTAGACACAGCTACTCGAGTGGTTTAATAAAGAGGATCACTATAATCTTGAGCTCTCTATGTAGGTTTATGCCAGTTCCTACAAAAACAATACTGGCACTGTTTATAACAAAGGAGCAACTATTATGAGTAAGAATAGTTTTATGTATGCTGATGTAGATTCTAAGAATTTTACACAGTGTAGTATTAATAATGTCCTTAATCACAATCATAAACATAGGAGGAGCAACTATGCATCAGTATATTGTGTTCATCGAAGTGCCTAGCACTGCACCATTGTTTGGTGTTGATGGCCTTAATACTAATCATAAGCTGAGAGTTGTTGGCAAGGTAAAAGCTAGCAATTCTCTTTACGCTTGTGGTAGAGTATCTAAGGCTAAGGGATTGGATATCGATAGACTCAAAGCTGTATTATACAGTGATGGGTTTGAGATGTTTAAGTCTTGATTATGTAGGGAGTTAGCAATAGCTCCCTATATTTTTTAACAATTAACAATAAGGAGGTGTATTTTCATGTACACAAAAGCTACCGACACTATAGATGGTGTCACTTGGACTTACTACTATATATCAATTATGTTATTTAACCGGGACTTCACATTTATTATATCTTTTAAACCATTACTTGTAATTTATAATATAACTGAGAATGTTGTGACGCAGTGGGATGTATATATGGGAATGCCAAGAGTTATTTATAGTGGGCACGTGTTTGGATGGAATGTGCCGAAGGAGTTGAGAAGATGACTGACAATAAATTATTAATGTTCGATGAAGAGGTGATCAAGAATCTGTTAAGTATAAAGAAGTTGCTTGTTGATATGAAGACTCGATTTGACCATGTTCGTGGTGATGTCGAGTCTCGTGAAGTAATGTCTGAGACTATAGATAGAGCAATAGAAATAATTAAATGTGCCGCAGACACCCCCCGCTGATTGGTGGAGGGTGAGACTTGAGTAACGTGCTCACACTGGTCATGAACGGTGGCGGCCAAGATTTGGGGATTTTGGATGGACTCGGTACCAGAGAAGATTCAATGTTCTTAGTCAATGGGAAGTCGCACTTCCTGTCTAAGAACTATCCCCATAAATTGAACGGTGGCGACTAAGATTTTTAACAATAACAACAACAAGGAGTAACTAGAGATGACTGAATTAAATAGAAAAGATACAGTTATGATAATGGCATTTGTGCATACATTGATGATAACATTATCTAAGATAACTGGTAGAATAAAAGGACGTGGCAGTGACATACTTTCCAAAGAGGAGCTGGAGAGTGTTCGTGAGAACAGCACAACTGGATCAGCTATAATAGCTTCAGCTTTAGAGTTAACACCAGGCTCATTAGCTCAATCTTTTGAAGTAGCGGAGAAGATAATGGGAATGCATGATGATCAAGACGGTGATGATGACAGCCCAAATTTCAATGACATAATAACACCTAACTAGGAGCGACTATGAGAACAGTATCAGACTATATCAATGGAAGACATTTTGAAGATACATCAATTGGTGAAGATGCTTGCAAAGTTGATAATGTAGTAATTTATAAAGGTTCTATTTCTGATAAAGAATATTTAAAGGCGAAGAAGGCTGCACAAGAAGAGTGGAATATTCAAATGTACCGTAAAGAGTACATACAGAAGAGAAATCTTCATGACTTACGCTGAAATGTACCCTGCAGTGTACCCGTGGGAGCATAAGATTGTGCTCCTACTGGGTATGCAGGGATACAATAAACATCATATACATTTTAGAATATCTAATAATCAAAGATATTTAAGGTATAACTACTGGCAGCCTATTGCTGAGAAAGATATTGATTATATCCACAAGCATTGCGAAATTAGGCTATTAGAAGACAGCTGGGAAGAAGATGAAAAGGGGACAGTATTTTCATACGATATAATTACATAACATTTAGCCACTCCAATCCTATCCTGTTGCTCCGCAAACAACACACACAGTACCTTCTATGGTACATAGTTGGGGTGGCGTCATTGAGGAAGAAATATAAATAATGGCTACGGCGTATTATTTATCCAGGGTTTAAGGATTTGCTAGTGTCAGAATCCTGGGCTACTAGCTCTTCCTCAAATTTCTTTAGCTTAGTAAAAAGTCTCCTAATGGAGTTTAAGCTAATAATAAATCATAGTACAGCAATTGTGATGAACCAAAGCTAGGTTTATACATTTGCGAAGCTTTATCCTTAGAACAGTATCTATCTACAACAAGGCGGGTATCTAAGGGCTGTGAACTGGTTCTTCAAGGGCCAGATGACTCTTAAAAAGGGCTAATGCTTAAGTCATGACGTAAAGTCTGAACAGTACGGGTTGAACATACTAAGAAAAAACAGTCTTTGTGTGTCGGTAGTGCAAGATACAGGGGAATGTAGTCCTCATCAGTATCAATAGTTTAAGTTCTGAGAGCCTGAGTCATGTGGTAACTAGACAAGGTTCTGAATGGCAATGAGTTGATAACACCAACTTGAGTCATAGAACGTAGAGTAATCTGAATGGCTAGCGCAAACGTGATCCGAAAGGACATAAACCAAAACTACTCAATCTTGTAGCGGTAAGAGTTGCAAACTACTCAGTTTGAATCCTACATAGCGTACTATGATTTACATAAATAAGGAGATAAAATGAAGAAACGAATCAATAAAACAAATAAAGAGCTGTCTAATGACATGGGATGTACTCCTCGGCAAATATCTAAATCACGAAAGCGTGGTTGGATATGGAGAGATGGACAGAAAGTTAAATACAAAGCACCATTGCCAGTGCAACTGTAAAGGAGTAACAAATGCCAATAACAGTTACAGAATTTTTAGGAGCTTGTGTAATAATAGTATTGTATGCATCAGTTGGTGTAGCAATATCATTATTGCTCAAGGATATATTTGCAAACCAAAGAAAGGGTAAATAACATGAGAGTGTATGAAACCACAAACTACAATCAATTTCAGCTTATTGAATCTAATAGGCCAGTTGATTGGAGAAAAGTAAGTAGGATGCGGGAAGAAGTTAAACGTAAGAACCTTGCCTCTGCCTATATGATAATAGTTAATAGTAAAGAAAAGGGTAAAAAATCGTATAAGACTGATGGTAAAAAGTTTCCAATTGTTGATGGACAACATAGGTTTGAAACTTTAAAAGCTGAGGGTAGGAAAATATATTATATTATCAATGATGATGTAACCCTGGATGATATTCCTAGAGCTGCTAGTATGCAGAACTCTTGGAAGATAACAGATTACCTTCATCACTACTCACAAAGGGGATATTCTGAATATAAAGCATTTAGCGGCTATATGATCAGAAATGGATTCCCTCCATCAGTAGCTATGACAGTATTATGCGGTGACCGTGGAAGCTGGACAAGTACAGCTTTAAAGAATGGTGAGATGAAAGTTACTACTAACTGGGAAACTGCAAACAAATATGCTGATGCAGTACATGAACTAGGTGCGTATATTAAATTTAATAAGCACGCAAGGTTCTTAGAGGCATTTTGGATAATGTTTACTAATGAAGAGTACAGCCACAAAAGGATGATGGCAAAGGTAGAGTATCTATCTAGCTACATTAAACGGTCTCCTGACAGACATACTTATTTAGAAGCTCTTGAATATGTATATAATTACAATTCTAGAGATAAAGTAAGGTTTGTCAAAGACTAGATAACAAAGCAATGAAGGGAGTTAATAACTATGGTTTGGTATGGCTCCCTTCTATTGCGAAAGGATATAATATGAATTTTACAAAATGGACATGTTGTGGATGCGGAGATGAATATACTGAACAAACAGGTAACACTGATGAACGTATGTGTGATGAATGTTTAAATCATGAAGACATAAATATAATTAAAAAGGAGTTAGACCCTGGGTATGATGTAGATGTTGATGAGAACGGCCCATTCATATCTAAGACAGTTGACTATGGACCTCCATATTCTATGGCTAATCCTACTGGAATGAAAACGATAAAAAATGATAAGTCTAAACTTATTAAGTTAGTAAAGATGTTAGGATGGGATTATTATAGATTATCATCATCTGGTAAAGAAACATATGACAAAATAACAGATATACTGGAGACAAAGAATGTTTAAACACTATTGGGAATCTATGATGGAAAGTACAGCTCCATTTATGTTAGCATGGGAAGCATATGTATTATTTATGCTATGTTTCTTTGTAAGTATAGCATTTAGACTCAACAGAGTAGAAAATAAAATAGATAAAATGGTTGAAGAATATTCAGACCTTTTAGAATACATATATGAGGAAGAGGAGAATAAAAGATGATATGTGTAATATGCAAAAATAAGATAACACCTGATCCTGGTGGATGGGCTGGAGGACATAATCCATGGCCTATAAAGAAGAAGGG